TTACGCCTCCTGTTCTACCAATGCCTTGGCTGCTTCAATTTCTTCCTGTGTCGGCTCGATACCTTCATCGTACTCAAACCCTTCATTCTGATCAGTTGCTACTTCCATGCTTTTTTTATCTTCCATATTGATCTCCTTCCGGTGCGACGTCGCACATATATGCTTTATATTATGTAAGAGGACGATTATTCGCCCTCTACTTACACTGCTGTTTATATAACTGATTTACTCCAGTTGCCGCCAATCCGCTGGCCATTCCGACCGCAATTGCATTGATCACATCACCGGCCGGGAAGTCCGACATTGTATAGAGTCCGACAACCCCCAGTGCTCCGCCACATGCAGCCATAATGACCGGAATCCATTTATCCGGAATTTTCTCATAGGCTTTGCATCCAAGTCCAATTACATAGCAGATTGCTACAATTCCAACAACTGTTCCTGATGTACTAATATCCATATTTAATCCTCCTGATCATGTGCCTGCTTATTTATATGCTTCTGGATCTTGTCTATTGCTTCTGTAACAGGTCCATTACATCCCTGTTCTTTCAAACCTTTCAGACAAGCCAGAATTCCATAAGTAAGCAAACATTGTTCTGATTTCATTCGTTCTATTTCTTTGTCTTGCTGATTCTGCTTTAAATACCACTTGTACACTGCAAAAATAGCAGAAAAAATAACCACTACGGCGGTCAATAAGCTTCCACCCGTAATGATTGTATTTACGTCTACATACACTCTATGTACCTCGATTCTTTAATTTTGCGTATAAAAATAAGACCTCACGGTCTTGCTCTGATTTCCATATATTCACCTCGATTTTAGACATAAAAAACACCAGCCATTTAGTGCGGCTGGTGTTGAGATTAAATCCCGTCTTCATCTTCAGCATCGTAATCTCTTCCGTTAGGAAACATATCTGAATTGTCTGATCGGTCTTCTAGCATTTCTTCATATTCTTTTTTTATTTCCTCATATGAAGAATTTTCATCAAGATCAGTGCCCCAAACAGCTTCATCCATTTTTGCTAACATGTCTTTTTTTGTCATCAGTGAATCTCCTTTCATCGTATTTTGAAGCATTTATTTTTTGATTGATTTTTCGTTTTTTTCGATTTCTTTTATTTTACAACATTTTTTGTTACTTCACAATCTTTTTATTCTCCTAGAAGCAGTGCCAGCTTCTTGGCTCTTAATGTGTCTCCACCACCGGCAGAGACTTCCATACGCCCCATATCAATGTAATGAATGAACAAAGCCACATAATCTGAGACGTTGATATGGTAAATTCCATCATCATTTGTTCTCCTCAGTATCTGATGTATTTTTTCCTTCCACAAATGATTTGAATCCTTGATGTAAACCAGTAGAAGCCAATCCCATAACAGCACCATAAACAACAGATTCAACCAATAGGTTGCTTACAATTGCGTTAAGAACAGCTCCGACAGCTGCCAATACAACTGGAATATCACTGTTTGGAATTCATGTTAAAAACGTTGCATGTTTGATGATATATCCAACCACCAAACAAGCAACCATTACTACAAGTACAAAATGTTCATTTAAAATTGAAAAATCCATATTCTACTCACCTTTTTCTAAAGTATTTTCATGTGTTCCGCTTTTTGAGAATGTATACTCAAATCTTCCGATACATACACTCTCACTCTTAGCCATTTTACCGTCTTCTTTCATGAAATATTTCTTTCCATCGTCTTCAACCCAAGTATTCTTAAGCATCGCACCATATGGAGAACCTGCGTTCGATACATTGAAATAGTACCAGTCGTTATTTAGCAATTTCCATCCAGTTATCATACTTCCTTCTGGATATCCATTTTCTGCCGTTGGTCTGCAATAATAACTAAAATCACCGGACGTAATCAATCCAGTAGACATAGCTCCTCTAGGTCCACCGGATGTCGGATTCAGGTAATACCAAAATCGTCCATCAAGCACCCATCCGTCTTCCATAGCTCCTTCTGGATGATTCGTATAAGCCTGTGGATTCAGGTAATACCATTTACCATCTACTTTTCTCCAGCCTTTTACCATACGACAATCTGACTTAAAATAGTACCACTGTCCGTTTATTTCTTTCCATGTATCATGAACAGCATAGCCACGGTTATCGAACCAATACCAGTCTCCTCCAATCTGACACCACTGGTTCTTTGGATATGAGCCATCAGAACTCCGATACCACCATCCTATTTTATCAGATATCCAGCCAGCTTTCGCAACAGCTCCAATACCGAAAGCGCTAAGAATACCTCTTGCAAGATCATCCAGATTACTATTGAATTTATTGAGATCTGTCTGATTAGTAATAAAACCGCATTCTAATAATCTGTAGCTGTACCCTTTAGCAGCAGCTCTATTTACGTTGGCCAGATTACTTCTTCCAACAATTGTATTAGCTCTTCCAGGCGTGAATCCTCCGATAAATTGTGCAAGAGCAGTATCATATGAATCTGGATTATATCCTGATTTAATAATCACATGTCCTCCCCTTGCTGACGGACTAGCTCCGTCCATATGAAGTTCGATAATCTGCCAGTTTTTCGGAATCGATAATGAACTAATTCCTTTATCAGCATACCAATTTCGTTTTGTATCACCGACTGTAACATTATTACCACCAAGAGCAGCCAGTCTTCCAGCTAAAGCACGTACTCTTTCTGCTTCAGTATAGCCGTAACCTACAGCTCCAGAATCTCCTGCTCCATGTCCTGCTATAACAAATAAATGTGCCATTTCGTATCATCCTTTCTTTAAATAATCGGTGCTAATATATAGTTGACTCTTACTAACTGTGTAACGGATGCCGTAGCATTAAAATATACATACCAAGAACCGTCAGGGTTCCAATACTCAGCGCCGTAAATTCTTGCATTGAAAGCGTTGGCATCTCCATTGCTAACAGCAAGTGATACTGCAGCACTTGTACCATTTGCTATTCCTAAAAGACCAGCTGCCTCAGGCGCTGTCATTAAGTTTACGTAGTTCTTACCTTTTGTTATTGTTACAACTTTACTTCCTGCTACTGTAGTTCTCTTTAAGTTCTTAAACAAAGATACTGTTTCAGTTCCTTGTCCGTTATTTATTAGTTTACTAACTAATAAATCTTCACCCAATTCTTCCATTTCAATAGAATATCCATACAATTTATTAATTTGATGAATAAATAGTCCATAGTATTTCAAATAAGTTTTCACATAGTTATCAGATGAATCCTTTGCTGAAACTTCAAAAGTTCCAGCAGACATTTTTGCAGATTGAAGTATATTAGTGTCCCACGATTCAATTACGCCTCTTTCAACATCGAAATTCACAGTCTTGGCCTTATTTTTAATAGCACCAGCCGTAACTGTTCCTAAGTCTGCAGCAATAGCACTCAGTTTCTTTACATCCAAGTTTTCAACTGAAATGTAATGTAAAACCCATTTTGAACCGTCCCAACGTTTGATTGGTTCACCAGATGCTGTCTGCCATAACTGGTCTGTTTTTGGAGATGCTGGTGCTGTTGAAGATATGATGATAGCATCTTTTCCAGCCGCCCCTGTCTGCCCTTGAGGACCTTGTGGTCCTGTATTACCTTTTACACCTTGAGGACCTTGTGGTCCTGTTGGTCCAGTCGGCCCCTGTGGACCTGTAGCTCCGGTGGCTCCCTTATCTCCTTTAGAACCAGTGTCCCCCTTAATCTTTGCCCATGTGTATGAACCTACGCTGCTGGGATCACCCACGTTGTAATCAGTACAGATACCGATATAATCCCCAACCGTTTCACCTGAATTACTTGTGAAAGTCTTACCACCATCGTTAGAATATTTAATATGCAAATAGGATGTTTTTCCATTTATACCATTCGTTCCCGGTATACCTTGTATTCCCTGTGCACCCTGTAATCCTTGGAATCTATACCAAGTGTATTTCTTTGGGTCAGTAGAATCAGCCTCAGTGTAATCAACATAAGTACCGATATAAGTATCTGGTGTTTCTGTCATTTGAGATGCAGATGTTGGATTCGCAACCGGAGAATATTTTATATGGAAATAACTTGTTTTTCCATTCGCACCGTCTTTACCGGCTGATCCTTGAGGACCTTGTGGTCCCGTATTACCTTTTACACCTTGAGGTCCTTGTGGTCCTGTTGGTCCTTGAAGACCCTGAGGTCCTATAGCACCAGTTGGACCGGGTATTCCCTGTTCACCTTTCTCACCTTGTAATCCCTGTAAGCCTCTGGGACCTTGTTCTCCTGGATCACCCTTATCTCCTTTTTCGCCTTTCGCTCCTGTTTCACCTTTGATCTTTGTCCAAGAATATGAACTTGGATCCATTGAATCCTTTTTTTCAAAATCTGCATACTGTCCCATGTATGTTTTCCCGACAGTATCTGTTGTCGAAAATCCAGTTTTTCCATCCGCACTGGTCGCGTAAGCGAAATGCACATAACTCGTCTCGCCGTTCTCTCCATTTTTCCCTGGAATTCCATCTGCACCATCTTCGCCGTTGTCGCCCTGGAATTTTCCCCACGTATATTTCGATGGATCTGTACTGTCATCCAGTTCATAATCTACATAGGTTCCAATATATTTGTTTGGCGTTTCCGTCATGTCACTGTATGATGTCGGGTTCGGTACCGCCGAATATTTCATATGGAAATATGTTGTTTTACCATCTTTACCCGCTGTTCCCGGAATGCCCTGCTCGCCTTTTATCTTTACCCATGTGTACTGCATCGGATCAGAAAGATCAGCTTCTTTCGTAAGCCGGTTCGTAGCGATTCCGAGATAATCTTTTCCGTAAGCATTGGCAGAAATTCCCGTTCCATTTTCATCATCTGCAAAGGCTGTCCACGTATAAAAATTACGATTCTTAGCGATCTTCTCAAATCGCTCTGCCAGCTCAATGACTTTTTCATCAATTCCGCTTTCCTGTCTTACATAGTCACCCAGCTCTGCTTCTTTCGTATCGTTCGATTCAGAAGTCTCTAATTTCAACAGCCTTGCAGTAAGATATGTATTATCGTCATCATCAACAATGGATACCGTATCACCTACCTTTACCCCATCCGGAAGATATAACAATTCTACCTCGTAGGTAACAGCTTCATCACAAATCTTCTTAAGACTGGACACGGCACGATTGCACAACTCCGACTTTGAAGTTGTGTCATACGAAAAGGTTTTAACAATATGGCCAACATCATTCTCTTTCTTTTCCGTCTTGATCTGATACCGACTCCACTTTTCCAGTGCTTTTCTGGACATCACATAGTTCCCGGATACATGAAAATCACCATCATCATATTTATACCCATCAAGTGTAATCGGATTTTCTGATCCTTCCGGTGTTCCGCCGGTACAGCGGTATGCTGTTGCAAGATCTGCGATAGAACTCTTGATTCGAAATCCACTAACCTCTTTACCAATGGTCAAAGTTATACCTGAATCATTCCCCCTCTTCTTGTACACATTGATGTATTTTCCAGTCACAGCCATATTCTCGACTTTGAAGCAGAATTCAATCTCAGCATTATCAAACTGCGTAGCTACGCTCAATAGCCTTTCCGTAGCTGTAGCTTCACCGTCCCAGGATAACTTTCTTGTAAGATTGCTTACTTCGTTGATCCCGATTTCGAATCCGGAATCATATGCAAATTTATTAATATAATAATCAATGCTATATGCTTTGTCTGCAGTGTATGTTCCAACCACTTCGTTCAGCAAGTCCAGTCCCGCATCTTCAGCATAGATGGATGCATCCTTTTGAATCGGATCTATCGTCGAATCAATAATCGTATAAACTTCTGCCTTACCGTCGTCTGCGCTCTGTTTTAAGATGAAATTCCCGACTGCTGCAAGCTTCTTCACATCGACTTCCTGTTTTTTGTCCTTATTCGAATTTGCGAAATCGTAATCCAGATTACATTCGAAGATTGCTACACCTTCTGATATTTCTTCTGTTTTTTTGTCATTTGTGATCATCAACCCTTTTGGTAATCCCGTGGATGCTGATCCTAGAATATTCATTGCCCTGTCAGCAAAATATATGATCACAAGAACACCTCCCTGTACTTCATTCTAAACGTCGGTTTCTTCGCCCAGCTGGAGCACAAGCATTGAACCTGATTAACTCCCGGCTTCAGACAAAATGTTTCCCAGTCGTTACCAAGAGCTCCCAACTCCGGTTTTGGCAACCCATTCATAGTTACTGATGCTTCTTTGCAGTCAGCAACAACTCTGCTGGTTCGGGCGAATTTATTCGGCACGTCTCTCCATTTGTCTACACGAAGTTTTTGGAACCAAAAATTATTGATTCCGTTATATGTCAGATATCTGCTTCCGGATCTAGTTCCCCATTGCTTGATTGCTATCTGTATTTTGGTGCATTTCATGTCCTCGATCTCCGGCACTGTAAAGCTTGGGTATCCGCCCCAGTAGAAGAACGTAAGCTTACTTCCTTCTTTCCGGATATCGCAATGCCCCCAATCCCAATACCAGGGGTTTTGCGTGTGTAAATGGCTGGTCGTGTAGTCATACACTTTCAGCACTTTTCCCGCTTGGTGATCCGTATCTTTTTTGTTCGGGTTATAGCATACCAGCTCATAGCGTCCTGTATTTCCTGACATATCTGTCTTATACCAGTTCACGCCGCAAATCAGCTTATTGTCCTCCGTGAGAAAATTGATACACATTTCTCCGGTCTGCCCCATCAATCCTGCATAAAACAAGATATGGAAATATGCGTAGAAATTTTTACATCCACTTTTATCCCCATTGGAATCTGCCGGTAAGATAACTGTCCTGAGACCTCCATTCGCACCGCCAACCTGCGTCCCTGCTTCTTTTAAGCATAGGAATTTGTTATTAAACCAAGTTGTCGTTCCAAGTTTTCCTTTCGCTCCATAGAGCGGATGCATATAATCTGTTCCGGATGTATCATCTGGTGCATTGAAAAAGTCCTGTAGCGTTGCAAGAGTTTCATTCGCTTTGTAGTTCTCTCCGTCTGTTTCCTCAATGCTACCAAATTGCAAAATATGTTTATCCTGATCAACGAATCCAACAAAACCGTTCTCTCCATTTTCCATCACTGCTTCGAATCTTGGGTGTGCTTTATAAGTCCCCTTGTAATCAACAACAAATGTTGTTCCATCATCTGCAGTCGGTATAACCTCGTACTCTTCCACGGAATACTTAAACGGATCTGCGCAATAGAACTCAATTTCTGCAGTAATCGCATTCCTGCCATGCGGCACATCACCGGCATTCACCTTTGTTCCGACATAATACTTATCCGGTTCATCCAGGAAGATCAGCTTCGCTTCTGCCACATCAAGTAATGAATTCAATTTGTTATACGCATTCCGGAATTCTGCGTTGCTCTTGGCAATCAGTTGGTACCCGACAGTGATGGTCCTCGGCTTATATCGCTTTCTTCGATATCTGGAGCCATCCATGATCTCTGTAGATAGATCTGTTATTTCTGTTTCGATCATTTCCCGGCCGGACACATACAGTGTCCGATATCCGGGAATTACATTTTCAAAATAGACTCCGTTAAAGTTAAGAGCTTCGGAAGGCAGTATCTGCTCTTCCTGTCTCTCTGTAGTGTCTACAAATTTATACATATCTGCCCTCCTTATCTCATGCCTTTCTTCCTTAGATCTCTTTTCTGCTGCTGTTCAATTTCTTCTTTGGTGTATTTCGCTGTTGCCTTCGCCACCTGCCTGCCGTCTACTTCAACAGGGACGTAAATAGTATAGGTTTCGTTTCTGGTATAGTCATAATCATCATTCAGATCTTCGATGCCGATTCTTAATCCAGCTCCAATTTCCGGAACAGGAACTAAATCCGGAATGTCTACCAGTTTCCATGCTGCCTTTTTCGCATCTGTGACCCTATCAGAAATTCCATTTACCCATCCTTCACCGAAATAGCCGCCAAGCTTATCTGTTACTTTTGACGGACTGTGAATTTGTGCTTTCGCCCGAATTGCCGCCTCTGCTGCAGCTGCCAATTGTGCCGCAACAGATCTTACACGCCCAACCTGACTTGCCATACCATTTGCAAGACCAGCTCCTATATATACACCGCAACTATATGAACCGGATCCAGCTGATCTCATGGCTGATACTGTAGACGCAGACATGGATCTTGCCGTAGATACTGCGCGACTCATGCCACTTGACACTCCACTATTAAAATTATTTCCAACTGCATTACCAGAGCTTTTTGCCTTTCCTTCTGCATTTGTAAATTGACTGATCAGCGCATTGATAGCCGATTTTGCCTTACTTCCCAGTGCATCCAGTCCTGCATTCACTACGTTCACACTGGATCTCATACTTGTTAAAGAGCTCTGAGCACTCTTCGCATTGGATGCAATTGATTTCATGCTTGAATTAACAGACTTTAATGCTGCCACCATTGCAAGGGTGCCAACTGCGCCGCCTGCCATAGCAGCTCCAAATGCTACCACCACAACAGCTGATGCTCCCATTCCGGCAGCAAGACCTAATGATAATGCTGTTAAGGCTGTCAGTGCTCCTACCGTTGCTAAAGCTCCGGATGATACAGCAGGGAATGCAGCTCCCATCAATAGAAGTCCTGCCCCAGCTACTGTAAGACCGGCACCAAGGGCCAGCGCTCCTGCTGCCAGAAGCAACACACCCGCTGCCGCAATCAGGACAGCTGCGCCAACTACCGTAAGTCCGGCACCTACCATTACAAGTCCGGCACCAAGGACAATGCATCCCGCTCCAGCTACTGCAGCCCCAGCGCCAAATACGATCATGCCTGCTCCGAGGGTTGCGATGCAAGCCGCTCCCTGAATTCCATATTGCACAATGGTCGGAAGCACACCTGCTACTATGGCAAGCCCAACGCTTGCCAGCAGCGCTCCAGTTGAAACCAATAATATAGCTACACCAAAGGCAACGAGACCTACCGCTCCGGCTGTCAATGCCGGTCCAAGTGCTGCTGCGCCAAGGGCAAGTCCGGCAATTGCCACAACCATACCAACCATACAGCCTATAGCAAGCGGTCCCGCATTCGCCAGATTAACAGCCGCCAGTGATAATATAGCAATCCCCGCTGCCGCTATCAGGACAGCTGCACCAAAGGCAATGAATCCGGTTGCTCCGGCCGTCATAGCAGGAGCCACATTTTTGGCAACAACCATTAAGCCTGCCACTGCAACCGTCATGCCGATCAGCACCCCTGCTGCCAGTGGTCCGGCTTGTGCGATTTGCACGGCCGAATATGCCAAAAGGGAAAATCCGGCCGCAATCAATGCTACTCCTGCGCCAATTGCTACAAATGCTTTTGCTGATTCTACGATAGTCCCTGACGATTCTTTGCTTGCAGTGCCTACCGCTTTTTCACCCGCTGCCACACCGAATAATTTACCTGCCAGTGTTGCTATTCCTTTTCCTGTCATACTTACAATTGCGCCCGCAAAAGTTTTGACACCAGGGGCGATTGCACTGACTATTTTAAAGCCTTTAAAAGCAACATATAATTTCGGTAACAGCGTAATTGCTTTTGCCACTTCTTTATCATGATCTTTTAGAAAATCCGCAAATGTAGTCAATGCACCTGTTGCTGTTTCCATGCTTTCAGAGAAATTATCCACACTTTCCTTTTTTCCAAATGCTCCGGTAAGTTCCTGTACTTCGTCAATAATCGCACCAGCTGCCTCTCCAAAGGCTGTCCCTACCTCTTTTGCATCCGTTTTCAGCACGTTCCAGTATGGAGATATAAGTTCAATTGCTTTTGGAATTCCAACGGACAATTTATCAAATCCTGCCTCCACCTTACCGGTCATCCCATTGATTGCATCAATCACTTTAGGCTTTGCGAACGTATCATAAAGCTTCATCATTCCGCTTACTGCAGATGCCTCCAAGTTGCCCATAGCGCCTTCAAATGTGGTTACGGATGTAGCTGCTTCTTTCGCCATGTCAGTCATACCAATGTTATTGATAGCCTGTCCGAGCATGTCTGCGGTAATTGCACCCTTTTCCATTGCTCCTTTGAAGTCGTTCCCTAATGTTGGATTCAGCTTAATCAACTCTTTCCGCAAGCCTCCAGCAAGCTGCGGACTGGCATTAATGATCTGGTTCCAATCCTGCGCATGCAAAGCTCCTGCCGACATTGCCTGTGAAAATGCAAGTGCTACCGAGGAATATTCCCTTGCACCTCCGCCAAATACAGCAACTGCATTACCGACTGCTTCCGTCAACTTGTCTGCGTCTTTTATTCCATTTGCCGAAAGTGAGCCGAATGTACTCATAACATCCTGCAGGGAGAATACTGTTTTATCTGCATATGTTTTTAATGTACCTGTGGCGCCGGCTATTCTCTGTATTTCCGCTTCGGAATACCCGGAAAATCTCATAGCTGCCTGCAACTTATACATGGAATCCGATGTTTCTATCGTCTCTTTCGACAAATCACTGACTGAATTTGTCACCAGCGACATCGCCTTTCCACCGATTGCAGCCATTGCACCGAATCCAAGACCGCCGGTGAGAGTAGTTTTCAGATTATTTGCATATCCCTGGCATGATTTCATAATGGATGAAAAGTTTTTGTCCTGCGCTGATAATATTGCTTTTACACTATACGATTCTGCCATCCTCTCACTCCTCTCTATCCAGCAGTTTGGTTATTCCAGCAAACCTGGATGGTTTCCTTCGATTCTTCATTTTTTTCAATTCTTTATCAAAATCAAAGAACTGCCGGAATCTCTTGTAAACTGGTTTGGTCTTGCCTTTACCGACTTTCTTTTCTGCCTTTACCGCAAAATTCAAAAATGCCTGACGATGTTCGTGTAAACTCTCGTCAAGCATCCGAAGCTCCAAAACCTCCATCATAAGTTCATATTCCGCCAATGTCAGCTGATCCACCTGTTTAAATGACGTGAAGCCAAAATACCGGAAGCAATTCCTTGCTACGGTTGTATATAGGTCTTCCTCTTCTACTGCTCCTGAGCTTGCCGTTTCTTCGCCATCTGTTCCTCGTACTCTTTCAAGATCTCTTTCACTGCTTTCTTGGTAGCATTTGTTTTCGATAAAAAATCTTTTGTTTTCTCCATGAGCTCATCGATGTCTACTTCTTCCGAATCAATGTAAGAATCTAACATTGCCTTTGTTACTCTTGGATTCTCTCCCTTATTCGCCAAATCTAACAGATCTACCAGTGCATTCGGTTCCTG